AGTTCGTACCTGTGGTATCATCGTAGCTGAGACATCAGGCCATGGCCGAAGAGAAACCCAAAAAGAAGCCCCACTACGGCAAGGTGCCCGGAAAGCGTGGAAGAAAGAAGGGAGGTCACAACGCAGAGCCTACCTTCAGGAAGCCACGTGGAGAAAAAAAGATTACCGCAAAGAAGTCCGCATCTAACACGAAAGGGCTCAGACCGCCATGGAAGCCTGGGCATACGGGAAACCCAAAGGGTCGCCCGAAGGGATCTGGGACAGTGGACATTCACAAGGTGTTCATGACCCTCCTGGAAAGGGAGGGCAAAGAAGCGGGGATCAAGTACATCGACGAGATATTCTACAAGCTCCTTGATGATGTTCGCCGCGGGGCACGGAAGGCCACGGCAGCGCGTACCCTCTTGGCTTGGGGAGTGGGGATGCCTACTCAGATGGTGCGGGTGAATCAGGGAGTCGATATCACCATCGGCGTGGACGAAAGCGTTGACAGCATGGATCTTGAGAAATCGGACAACGTCACCATAGACTTTGGGGAGGAAAAGAAGGATGTCTGATCCAAGAGGGCCGTACAAGAGATTCACGGCAGGGATGACACCTGCAGCGGCCGCACGTTGGTTTGACTCGCAGGGGAAAGAATCCTATGAGACGCGCGGGAAGAAGTACGGCCACGGGGAGGCTCCCTACGTCAACGCGAAGTTCCGCTGCGCGGGATTCGCTCACAAAGAGGGGCGAGGAGCGCATCGGCCAGAACATAGGGAATGGTACCACCAAGCCAGCCTCGTTCGTGGGAATGAATGGGGAATAGCGGGTGGCTGAACCGAACCTTAAGCTCTTTCGTCATCAGGCTCAGTTCTTCAGCGCGCCGTGGAATCCCCATGTCAAGAACGTCGATTACTTCTTTCACGTGGCCGGGTACGCCGCTGGGAAATCGTACGGGGACTGCGGGCTGATCGTGAACATGATCCGCCGCTACCATGACAAAGAGGTCACGATAGGAATAGGCGGGACGAGCCTCATGCACCTGAAGAAGACCCTGCTTCTGGATCTGTTTCGTATCTTCAATCGGTTTGGCATCCCCTACGATTTCGACAAGCAATCGGGAATCATACAGATCGACAAGATGCAGTTCATGTGCATCGGCGTGGAGAATCCCGATACGATCTACGGGTACAACTACCACGCCTTCATAGACGACGAGATTGACGAGCTGCCTCATCAGAAAGCCATGGACGCGCATAAAGCCATCTCTGAGCGCACCAGGCTCGTGTTCCCTGATGGGAGGCAACCCTTCATGGCGTTCTCCTCCACGGCTCAGGGGTACAAGGGACTTTATCAGATCGTCGAGGAGAGGAAGGAGAAGCGTGAGCCGTCATTACTCATCCGAGGGGAGACGCGGTTCAACACGCTTCTTTCTAAGAAGGTCATTGATCGATGGTACCGCATGTACACGGACAACGAGCGGCTTGCCTTCTTGGAGGGCAGGTTTGTCAACCTCACCACGGGGCGGGTGTACTACGCATACGACGAGGTGAAGCATTTTCTCCGTGTGGCCCCATTCAAGATAGAGCCTTCGGATTGCATTCATGTGGGGCAGGATCTCAATACAGGATTCTCTCGTGCCGTGGCCGTGATCATCAGAGGCGACAAGATCTACGCAGTGAAGCGATGGTCATTCCCGCAGATAGGTCTGGCACCTAAGCTGATAAGACAATCGTTTCCCGCAAACGAGATCAGATGGTATCCCGATGCCACTGCGGCAGAGATCATAGCCGGGTACTCTCAGGAAGTGAGAGCGGCCGACCTACAGATCAGGATGGCGACATTCAACCCCTCACGGCTGGACAGGATCTTCTTCGTCAATAAGCTTTTCGCTTCTGACTGCATGTTTCTCGTGCCGGGGTGTGAGCCTCTTTCAATGGCTTTGAAGATCCGTCAGTACGACGATAAGGGAGATCCCGAGAAGGGGAAGGGACCAGACGCCCCCGATCACGACACGGACGCTCTGGAGTACGTAGTGTTTCGCCTGATCATCGGGAACACCATGTTCCGTGACATCCTACAGGCATCGCGTATTGGCAGGGTGCTGGTGGGGAAGGTTGCATGAACAGGGCAGAATGGCGGCGCATCCAGTTCTTGAAGGTGGATCTCGTTTACCCCGGCTGCAGGTACCGCGGGCAGCTCTCCGGGCTGAAGGCGATCGTAGATCACTGGGCCTCGAGGCCGGCGCAGACCAGTTTCCCCGGAGAGAGAACGCCACGGAAGGTGATCATGAGCTCCGATGGGGAGCGCTGGCCTCCGTACAGGACGACCATCGTTCCTGACTTCGACCATCGTCCAGAGAAGGCAACGCCGTGCGGGGACTGACGAAGGCCCAGGCAGAGTGCGTTCACTTCAAGCGCAGCCTGTGGGACCGCTGGCAGCTCAGCGTCGGCAACCGCTTCGAGTATCGTACCCTGTGCGACTTGGCAGGGCGGCAGCCCGTGGTGGTGAGGCAGAGCGCGCGCGTGACTGTGCGCCGGCTCGCCATCCAGGGGGAAGAAATCCTTTGCGTATTCGATCAGTTTCGTGGTACTCTCGTTACAGCACTCCCGCGGAACGTTGTGTCCGCTGAACAAGTTCACGACTACGTTTGGAGGAGGCGAGGGCAATGACAATCTTTGGCCGTGTGAAGCGCGCTTGGTTCGAGATGAAGGATCACCCCGTAGTGCCCGTGGACTCCAAGAAAATGAAGATGGAGCTCGACGGGCTTTCCTTTGGCCTGCGCTGCCTCATGTCTATGGGCGGCTACAAGTTCAAGCCGGAAGGGCTGAAGGACGACGAGCTGAAGCAGCGCGCGGATGGTACGGCGACGCTGTGCGCGAACCTGCACCTCATGGTACGGTGCGCTGAGGACGTCATTATTCGGCACAACCTCCTCGACGAGTACAGAACGCAGCTCGCCAAGGTCGAAGAGGCACTGAACGCGGCGGCTACCATTCCCCAGGGGGACCAGCTCGCTGCGATGAAGGCACTCGTGGAGTCGTCGAAGAAGGAAGATCAGGTCCAGAGAGCTGTGAAGGCGGTACAGGATGAAATCGATCGCAGAGCTGGCCGAGAAGGCGAGCGTTCCATGGATCAAGAAGTCATACGAGCTGATCCTACGGGCGCAACCGACAACTGACGGAGGGGTCCACGACTCCTCGGCCCCCCGCGAGGCCGCTCATTCCACCGACGACATCAAAGCGCTGAAGGAGATCCAGTACGAGGCCGTGTGCTCAGCGCGCACCTTCGACGGACAGAAGTTTCAGCGCCTTGAGGACTTCCATACCGAGTTGAATCGCCATTTCGTGAAGGACGGGTTCTGGAATCCCATGAGCGGGGTCGGCAGCGTAGACGATCCTGGCATGTACTCTTTCGCATACACCCCAGTCAGTATGTCACCCCAGGAGGCGACGGCCTTCTATTCGAGCGGCGGCCTGATGAAGGTCATCGTCGACAAGAAAAGCAAGGGCATCCTCCTGAACGGCTACAACTTCGAAGGCGAGGGCTGGCAGCCGGGCGACCTGAAGAAACTCCATGACCACGCGGAGCTCCTCGAGTTCGGCGAGGCCATGACGAACGCCGTGCGCGACGGGCTGATCTACGGCGGGGCAATCATCTATCCTCGGCTGAAGAAAGACGACACGAGAACGCTGGGCATGACCGTGGGTGAGCTGCTCACGTCAGGGGTGCTCACGAAGGACTCGATAGACCATTTCGTAGCGACGGACCGCTGGAATTGCGTTCTTGTCCCCAACTGGAACGTGACCGCGCGCGACTACATAAAGCCGTCGCACTACTACATACCGATCGGCGGGGTGCAGGTGGCCACAGAGCGCAGCGCCATCGTGCGGCCGAACATGCTGCCGTACTGGGGCATGCTCCCGAGGGGTACAGCGCGCCGGTGATGGCCTACAACATCGTGGTGATGTCCATTCCGATCATGGCCCAGCAGATGAGCCTTCTGTTCCATTCGATCCCTCTCGACGTCACGATGATGATGGGCGGAGCCGATAAGGACTCGCCCCTGGCGCAGCTCATTGCGCAGAATCAGGCCGCCATGAGGGCGTGGTCAATCCTTCACCCCCAGGCCGTGAACAGCGTAGGGGAAATCAAAGCGATAGAGCGGCACTACGAGGGGTTCAAGGATCTCGTGATGGTGCTCCGCCAGGACATCGGCTCGAGGAGCGAGATGCCCGAGAGCGTTCTGTTCCACACCTCCGCGCAGGGGCTCGGCGCCGACAACGAAGAAGACGTCACCCTGAAGGAGTCCGCGGCCATCCAGAAGGTCGGCGTGACGGTGAAGTCACAGTTCAAGCCCGTGGCGCGCATGATTGCGATTGACTGCTTTGGTCCCGAGTACTTCACAGGGGCGAACGCGAACCTTCTGGACACGATCAGCGTGACCTTCGACTCGCCCACCATCCAGACGCCCAGCGAGATGGCTGAAGCGGGATCGAAGTTCGCCGAGGTGGTGAACAAGCTGGTGCAGTCGGATATCCCCGTGGACGCCGCGATCGACATGGCGCGGCAGTTCTTCCCTGGCATCACGATAGACGACGCGATCATGGCACGGCTCAGGCAGATACCGGGAGGACCGCCCGATGGGTACGGCGGCGCTGCAGAGCTGGGCGGGATCATGGCGCAGGGCGGATTGATCGATAAGCTCCTGACGCCTGGGGCCTATGCGGGCATGGCGCCAGTGAACGGAAACGGATCAGCCCACCTCTACGATGCAGCGCACGTGGAGGACCGGGCGCTCGACGACATGAGCACGAAGCTGAAGGCGGGCGTGAGCACGCTGGGGGAGCGCATCGCCAACGTGGAGAGCTCCGTCCGAGATCTGGCAGCGCGGCCGGCCCCGAAGATGCCAGAGCCGCAGCCTATCACGATCACCGTCCCCGTGGAGGTACAGGTGCCTGACCGGCCTCCCATGAAGACGGTGACCACCTACAGCGGCGAGAGAGATGCGGCCGGGAATATCCTGCTGGACAAGTTGGTCACGACAAAGACAGAGGTGCCCGTAGAGGCCCAGGAGAAGAAGAAATGAATTGCCCCGTGTGCGAATCGAAACTCTCTCAGGGAGAGACGGGCATGGGGCACCTCGCTTCCCAGGGGTGCGTGTTCGACGGAGAAGTGGCGTCGAACGGCATGTGGCACTTCGCCGCGACGGCCGTGCGCGCCCTGAAGGACATCCAGAAGGTCACCGACGCGCGGAAGGAGAAGAAGTAGATGGCACGCTTCATTCACAAAGAGGCGAACGTGGACGCGATGCTGTTCACGGGCGACGTGAAGGCAGCTGAGGGCTTCTGTGGCAAGACACTGGTGAACGCGGGGCAGGTGCTCGGCAAGCGCCAGGCCATCGACGGGAAGATGGTGGCCGGCCACGAATCCATTCCACAGGGCGTGGTGATCGGGAATCACGCCTGCATACCAGGGGACTGGATCGTGAAGGCGAACGGCTCGCTGCGCGTCATGAGCGAAGCGCAGTTCAAGAGGCTGTACGACGCGCAGGGGGGCAAGTAGATGGGCGGCAGCAACTCAGACTTCAAAGAGATCGCGGTACTGAGGCACTTCCTTCTCAGCACCGTGTACACGCAGCCCGCGCACCTCTATGTCGGGCTCTACACCGTGGCTCCCACGGACAGCACGGCCGGGACGGAGGTTCCGAACACGAATGGCTACGTGCGGCAGATCGTGGACGCGTGGACGTTCTCGGGCACCACCCCGACGCAGGCGCAGAACACGAGCCTGATCACCTTCCCTGCGGCGACACCCGCCGGGTGGGGGACCATCGTAGCAGGTGCGATCTCTGACGCGCTGGGCAGCGGAGCAGGGAACATCCTCGACTGGTTCGACGGGCTTTCGCAGCTCATCGGGATAAACGGCGTTGCCGAGTTCCTGGCCAATGCCATCACACTGACGCAGGACTGAAAGGCGAGATATGTACACACTGAAATCACTGGATCAGGTGCGCGAGGAAGCCGAAGCTCTAACTGTCGACGACATCGCGGCGCGCGAGCGCGAAGTCGGAGTCTTCGGTCCCTTCACTCGACTGAAATGGGCTCGGCAGGCTCCTCCTCATGTCCGAAGAAACATCGAGCGTTCAGGGGTGTGGCCATACTCACATATCAAGATGACGCGGCAGGGCTTCGAGGGGATGGATGTCAACGATGTCTCCCCTGTGGCGCATACGGCTGTAACGGCATCGGCAACGGAAACGAACCTGTGGGATCCTGCTATCTGGACACCGATTCCCGCGAACGACATGCGCGGAGGCAAGGCGTACCGACTCACCTTCGGTGGTATCTTCACCTCCACCGCGACGCAGGGCCTTCTTACCTTTACTCCACGTGTCGGCCAAAGTGGTACGCCAGCCTCGAACATCACCCTCGGCGCTTCCAACGTGACCGCCCCTGCCGCATCGCTCACGAACGCCGCATGGTACGGACAGTTAATCCTCGTAATTCGTTCCATCGGTCTGGCCGCTGGTGGAGCGACGGGAACGGGAACGGGATTTGTCATAACGCAGGGTGCAGCCGCGGCGACGGGAATCACCTACGTCATGGGAGGATCGATACCGACTACCTTGCAAAGTACGGCGGCGTCGGGACTCATCGTGTCGCTCACGATCTCCGTTGCATCGCAATCCTACCAGGCCGCCTATGCGATCCTCCAGAGCTTGAACTAATGGCTGTTCTCTCCCCACGAGTAATCGCGGGACCTTTCGGAAAGGTCCCGCACGAAGTAGTACCGAGCGTCGGGCCAGTCCAGAAATGGACAATCTCAGGAATAACGAAGGACAGCACCGGCACCCCACTTGCAGGATGCACCGTTCACATTTTCGAGACCATGCGGGACCTACTCATGGGACTCACTGTCTCTGACGGAGGGGGGAACTATTCCCTTTCCGTAACGCCATCCAATCCCCAGTATTGCGTTGCCTATCTCGCCGGATTTCCTGACGTTGCCGGTACCACGGTGAATACGCTGACGGGAGTACAGACGTAGATGCCTGACATCTTCCTTCGCCAAGGGGAAGCCAATCCGAATGACATAAAGCTCCAGGACCCTACCGTATCCGGGGGGGCTGTTGTCCTTCTCACCGGGACATCGACAGGGCATTCGACCGCGGCGGCTACGCTCACCTACGTTCCTCCGATTCAGCTCACGGGAGCATCGACGGGCCAGTCCACGGCCGCGGGCACCATCCGCTATCGTGCAAGGCTGACGGGATCCAGCACTGGGCACAGCACCGCCGCCGGCACGATTCGATACCGCGCGCGGCTCACTGGCACGTCAACAGGTCACTCTACAGCCGCCGGGGCTATTCGGGCACGGGTGAGGTTCACCGGGACGTCTGCAGGGGCCTCCACGGCGTCGGGGACCATACGGGCGAGGGTACGCTTCTCGGCGCTCTCCGCGGGGCACTCCGGGGCGTACGCAGCGCTCACCTATGTAGCGCCGATCAATCTCTCTGGCACCTCGACGGCCCATTCCACGGCAGCGGGGACACTGACCTACGTCCCTGGCACCATCAACCTGGGGAACGGCCTCTCCACGGGGCAGAGCAGCGCCGCGGGGCAGATCCGGGCGCGTGTCAGGTTCACGGGGGCCAGCTCGGGGCAGAGCTCGGCCACGGGAGCGATCACCTACGTCCCTGGGATCACGTATATCGATCTGGGGCATGGGCAGTCGGACGGCCGGTCCACCACGAGCGCCGTCATGATCTACCAGGCCCCGGTGATCGGTGGCGGCCCATGGGAAAGCGACGGGGAGGCATGGGCCGCCTACCAGGCACAGAGCAAGGCGCGCGCCGCGGCGAGGGCG